CCTCGAAAAGAGTTCGTGTCGGGTTTCGCCCCGTTTTAGGTGAGCCATGGGCAGCCGCGGCCCCCTGCCTGAACCGAACAGCGCCCGCACCGCCGGCGGCCGAAACACGATGGCCGCGCCGCGTCGCGCACCGGCCGAGTCGGTGCGGATGCCCCACGGCCTGGCGAAGAACAAGGTCGCGGCCGCGCTCTGGAAGCGGCTGGCCCCAACCCTGATCGAGGACGGCCGCCTCACCCCCGACCAGGCCGAGCCCTTCGCGCTCATGTGCCGCCTCCACGCCGAGCTCGAGCAGCTGGAGGCCGAGATCGCGAAGACCGGCTACACGCTGGTGAACAGCAAAGGCGACGTGGTCGCCAACCCAGCCCACCGCCTGGCCCGCGCCGCCCGGAACGACTTCGTGGCCCTGGCTCGCGACTTCGGTCTCACGGCCGCGTCGGTGGCCCGCCTACCAATCGAGGAAGACGATGCGAAGGAAGAGAACCCGCTCGGCGAGTTCGCCTGAGGCCGGCTATGGTCCGCCGCCGCCGTCGCTGTTCGTCGACCCGACGACGCGGCCGGAGTACGTGCCGGGCTTCACCTGGGATGCCGAGGCCGCCGACAAGCCGCGGAAGTTCATCGAGAAGTGTTGCCGGCATCGCGCCGCAGACGGCGAGGCGCTGAGGGTGACGCCCATCCCGTGGTTCCGGGATCGGATCCTCTACCCGCTCTTCGGATGGCGCCGCCCGAACGGCCGCCTCCGCTTCCGCCGGTTCGCGTGCTGGGTTCCGAAGAAGAACTGGAAGACGACGAGCTGCTCCCAGATCGCCCAGTACGCGAACGCAGTCGAGGCGATGGACATCTTCTTCGCGGCGAACGTGAAGGACCAGGCCCGCACGATGTGGCGGATGGTGCGCGACTCCATCGAGGCCTCGCCGATCCTGGCGCCGCTCTTCGACATCGTCGACCACAAGTACCTGATCCGGAACCGGCTGAACGGGAAGGAAATGAAGTGCCTGTCCTCCGACGCGAAAGTCTCGGAAGGCATCAATGGGCTGGTGCTCGTCGACGAGATTCACAGCTTCCGCAAGCCGGACCTGGTCGACACGATCATGTACGCCACCCGCGGAATCCCCAACGCGATCATCGGGTCGATCAGCACGGCCGGCGACAACCGCAACGGGATCGGGTGGGAGTGGTGGGAAGCCACCGAGCTCGCGATCAGGGATCCCGCGTCCAACCCTGGTCTCCTCGGCGTGACCTTCGCGGCAGACCCGAACGACCCGCGCGGCTTCGATGATCCCGAGGTGTGGCGCGAAGCGAACCCCGGCATGGGGATCTCATTCACCGAGGACGAGTTCCGGTCGGACTTCGAGGACGCCAGGACACACCCCAGGAAGTTCGGGAAATTCCTCAGATATTCCTTGAACATTTGGACCGCCCCCGATAACCGGGCCTTCCCCGGGGACGAGTTCGCCAACTGCCGGAAGCCGCGGCCCGACCTCACTGGGCTCTCATGCGTGCTCGGCATGGACATGGCGTCGAACCTCGACATGACCGCCGGCTGCTTCCTGTTCAAGCTGCGCGACGGCTCCTACTACGCGGTCATGCGGTACTGGGTGCCCGAGGAAACCGTCCGCGAGCGCGAGACGAAGGACGCGATCCCGTACCGCAGCTGGGCGAACGAGGGGTGGCTGACCGTGACGCCGGGGGCGCGGCTGAACCACAAGATGGTCGCCCGGGACATCATCGAGTTCTCGAAGGCGAATCGGATCGAGCTCGTCGGCGCGGACCCGTGGCAGATCGGCCCGCTCGCGTCGATGCTCGAGGAGGAGTCGATCGACCTGAAGGCGGTGCGGCCCAGCACGACCGTGATGAACGCGCCGTGCAAGATGCTCGAAGGGTGCGTCGTCGAGGGCACGTTCGGCTACGACTCGCCCATCCTGCTGTTCAACGCCAACAACCTGGTCTGGATCGAGGACAGCACCGGAATGATAAAGCCCGACAAGGAGAAGAGCCCGGAGAAGATCGACGGAATCGTGGCCGCGGCCAACGCGTTCGCGGCGGCGATCGTGAAGGACGAGGAGCTGTCGGCCAGGCCGTCCGACGGGCCGCTGCTGCGAAGGCTCTGGTGAGCCGCCTATAGGTCAAGTCGGTGGGCGTTTGGGATGGTCTGGCCATGCCCCGCGCCACGCCCAGCCGGCGGAAGTCGCCGCCCACACCGACGACGAGAAAGCCCGCGGCGCGGAGGTCGCCGAAGGTCCGCTCGGCCACCTACGTGAGCAACCTCGGCGATCCGCTCGCCTGGGGAACCATCCTCGGCCAGGTTGTGTCGCCGGCGACGGCCGTCAAGGTCTCCAGCGTTTTCGCGGTCTGCCGGTTCGTGGCCCAGTCGGTTGGGTGCATGGCCCCGCGGCTGAAGGTCCGCGTGGGCCGGAAGAAGCTCGACGCGCTGTCGGGGTTTGGTGACCCGTCCACCAGCGTCTACCGCCAGGCCACGACCGCCCTGCGGGTGCGGCCGAATCCGTGGCAGTCGCCCTTCGACTTCTTCACGCTGCAGGCGTACTGGACGGCCCTCCACGGCCAGGGCTTCGCGCGGATCGTGTCGGGCCAGCGCGGGGCCATGACCCACCTGATTCCGATGCACCCCGCCCGGATGGTCGTCAAGCAGTTCGACGACTACACGCTGGGGTACGAGTGGTTCGACGAGAAGGGGCGCTGGCAGCTGCTTCCTCAGAGCGAGGTGCTCCACTTCCGCTGGTTGGGCGACAACGGGATCGTCGGCGCCCGTCCGACCGAGACGCTCTCGACGGCGATCACGCTGGCCCGTGAGCTCGACAAGGCGGCCATGGGACTCTGGCGGAACGGGGCGCGGCCCGACTTCGTGATCGAGACCTCGAAGGTTCTCGACGACACGGCAATGCTGCGGCTCCGCGACCAGTTCGTGGAGATGTACGGCGGCGAGAACCGCGGCGCCCCGGCCGTGCTCGACCCGCACATGAAGCTCTCGCCGATGCAGTCGAACACGATGGAGCAGTCGCAGTTCCAGCAGCTGCGGGAGTCCATCCTGCCGGAGGTGTGCAGCCACTGGGGCGTCCCGGCCTCGCTGATCGGCGACGCCAAGGCCCAGCGGTACGGCAACCCCGAGAGCGACAACCTGGCCGCCCAGATCTGGTGCCTGCTGCCCTGGCAGAAGCGGATCGAGGGGGCGATCAACCTCTGGCTCCAGGACACCTACGGCGAGGACACGTTCTTCCAGCTCGACAACCGGGCGCTCCTCAGGGGCGACTCGGTGGCGCGGGCGAACCTGTACCGGGCGCTGTTCTCGATGTCGGCGATCAGCCCGAACGAGATCCGCGACCTCGAGGATCTGCCGCTGCTCGACGATCCCGAGGCCGACAAGACCTACATGCAGCTCGGGTTCGGGACGCTGGAGAACGTCGCCAAGGGCGTGGCGAATGGAGGCAGTCAGTCGCCGGCCGCAGACGCTCCGCACTCCGACGCGCCGTTGGACCCGTCGGCCGATCCGCTTGCGGCAGCCGCCACCGGGCTCGACATGTCGTCGACCGCACTCAACGGCGCCCAGGTCACCGCGCTCGTGGCGGTTCTCCAGCAAGTCTCTGCTGGCCTGCTGACCGAGGAATCTGCCGTGGCCCTGATTCAGTCGGCATTCCCGACCGTGAGCTACGAGGCCGCCAAGAAGATCGTGTCCGGTGCGATGCCTGCACCTTCGTCACAGGGAGCCTGAGATGGAAACGGTGGTCGAGCGACGATACCTCCTGATCGACGAGTACCCGGATGCCCTGAAGGTCGAACGGCGTGACGGTGAGCCGGCGAGGATCGGCGGCGTCTCTCCACCGTGGAACTCGTGGTCCGTGGACCTCGGCGGGTTCCGCGAGCAGTTCCTGCCGACTGCGTTCGACGATCTCCTCGATCCGAGCGGCGTCCTTCGGTCGAAGTGGGACGTCCCGTTCCTCTTCAACCACGACAGCAACCTGATCACCGGGCGTACGTCCAACAACCGCCTGGAGGTTCGCAAGGGCGACAAGGGCCTGGATTACCTGCACACTCCGCTACAGACCACGCACGGACGGGATCTCGTGCTGATGGTCGACGACCGCACGATCAAGGCAGCGTCGTTTGCGTTCACCACGCACGCAA